GTTCTAACCAGTATAAAAGATGCTCGGTTAGTTGAAATTATAAATACAAATACTTACTCTGGTCAGCGGGGTGAGTGGGAGGTGAAAAGTTGGAAAAAAGTTTAGGTATGAAAGATATCCATCAACTAGGATTTGTAAAACTTCTAGATGTGATGGGTGACGATGAAGAAGTAGAGAACTCCGCTCGAATTAGTTATGGAGAAGGAACAAGAAAGGTAAATCAAACGCGGAATCTTATCCGTTACCTAATGAGACACAAACACACCTCACCCTTTGAGATGTGTGAAGTCAAGTTCCATTTGAAATTACCAATTTTCATTATGAGACAACTCGTAAGACACAGGACGGCAAACCTGAACGAGTATTCTGGACGTTACTCAGTGATGAGTAATGAATTTTATCTGCCTGAGGGTGATTACCTCGCCAAACAATCCACGACAAATAAACAAGGACGCGGAGAAGTCCTTGAGAAAAAAGGTTTACTACAGTTTGAATTCAATAGAATTTATGACGGTGCCAGTATGGCGTATCAAGTTCTATTAGAAGAAGACCTTTCCAGAGAGTTAGCCAGGGCCGTATTGCCTGTAGCTAACTATACTGAATGTATTTGGAAGATTGATTTACATAATTTCTTTCATTTTGTGAAATTAAGAGCTGATGATCATGCACAAAGAGAAATTAGAGACTACGCAGACGCAATGTATGAGTTAGTCAAACCAAATTTTCCTTTATGTTGTGAGGCATTTGAAGATTATAGACAAGACGCAGTTACTTTTTCAAAACAAGAAATGAAAATTATCAAGGATAATATGAATGGTAGTTGGGTTATGAGTAAATACAATTTATCGGAACGAGAATCAACGGAATTTTTAGAAAAAATAAATTAAAGGAGAGAGCGAATGAGACTACCAACTACTTATCAAGAATACATCCACCTATCCAGATATGCACGATGGGATTACAGTCAAGGAAGAAGGGAAACATGGGATGAAACAGTTGGTAGATATTTTACTTTTTTTACGGAACACCTACAAGAGAAACATGATTACAAGTTAGAGAACGGAGAACGAACAGAATTAGAGAACGCAGTTAAAAACCTTCAAGTGATGCCCTCAATGCGGTGTCTGATGACTGCGGGGCCCGCTCTCAAGAAAGAAAACGTAGCAGGATATAATTGTTCCTATGCTAAAGTAGATAGTCCAAGATCGTTTGATGAAATACTTTATGTTCTCATGAACGGCACAGGAGTAGGATTTTCTGTAGAAGAGGAATATACAAATCAACTACCGTCAGTTCCTGAAGAACTATATGATACTGATACTGTCATTGTAGTTGCAGATTCAAAGTTAGGTTGGGCAAAGGCATTTAAAGAATTGATATCACTGTTATATGGTGGTCATATTCCAAAGTGGGATGTATCTAAGGTAAGAGAAGCCGGTGCACCCCTCAAGACCTTTGGTGGACGGGCTTCTGGCCCAGCACCATTGGTAGATTTGTTTAAATTTACAATAAATACTTTTAAGACCTCTTTGGGTAGGAAATTAAAACCAGTAGAATGTCATGACATTGTATGTAAGACTGCAGAAATTGTGGTTGTAGGTGGTGTCCGTAGATCTGCTCTTATTAGTCTATCTAATCTTAATGATCGTGAGATGCGTTTCGCCAAGCACGGTGATTGGTATAATCACAACGTCCAAAGAGCCCTTGCGAACAACTCAGTCAACTACAAAGAAAAACCAGACGTTGGCACTTTTATGCGAGAGTGGTTATCCCTCTATGACTCCAAGTCAGGAGAAAGAGGAATTTATAATGGTATGTCAGCCAAAAACACAGTTGAACAATTAAATGAGAGGTACAAAGATGGAGATGGAGGATTTATTACTAGACGAGTTGCCAGAGAGGACTTTGGTACAAATCCATGTAGCGAGATCATTTTACGGTCACGAGAATTCTGCAACCTTTCTGAATGCGTTGTCAGACGAGAGGACACTCGCGAATCTCTCAAAGAAAAAGTTAGAACTGCGGCTATCCTTGGAACATTTCAATCTACCCTTACCGAGTTCAAGTATCTTTCAAGAGAGTGGAAGAAGAACTGCGAAGAAGAACGATTATTGGGAGTATCACTTACAGGAATAATGGATAGTCCTCTTACAAATGGATCTAAAAAGGGACTAGATACCTTGTTAGAAGAACTTAGAGATATCGCCTATGAAACTAATAAAGAATGGTCTGAAAAACTTGGAATCCCCACTAGTGCAGCCATTACTTGTGTCAAACCTAGTGGTACTGTTTCTCAGCTTGTTGATTCTGCTTCTGGTATTCATGCCAGGCATAATCCTTTTTATATCCGTACCGTAAGAGCGGACAATAAAGATCCTCTGTGTAAACTCATGCAAGATATGGGATTTCCAAATGAGGTAGATGTGACAAAACCAGAACATACGACAGTTTTTTCGTTTCCAATGAAAACTCCAAAAGGAGCAATATGTCGTATGGACATGACTGCATTGGAACAATTAGAACTATGGAAAGTTTATGCAACGAGTTGGTGTGAACATAAACCATCTGTTACAATCTCCGTAAAGGAGGATGAGTGGGTTGAAGTAGCAGCTTGGGTGTATGAACATTTTGATTCTATTAGTGGTATATCATTTCTTCCATTTAGTGAGCATGTATATCGTCAGGCACCATATCAAGATTGTACAGAGGAAGAGTATAAAGAAGCCTTAAAGACGATGCCTAAAAATGTGGATTGGGCAGAGCTATCAAAATACGAATCACAAGACTACACCATAGCAAGTCAAGAGTTGGCATGTACGGCAGGGGGTTGTGAAATAATTTAACAAGGACTAGATGAAACATACATTAATCATCATCATATTTACAATATTATTCACAGGATGTACAATAAATATGGCACCATCACAGGAACAGGTAGAAAATAAAGTCCCTGCTCAAACAGAGATGAGGCCCACAGATGAACGTAGACATAAACCTTGGCCACGAGAAGAAAAAGAATATTGGTATGCAAGGTACTTTCACACAATGGCGAGCCATCCAGGCATTCAACTGCGTATAAAACCAGAGGATGTATTTGCAATAGTCAAGTGTACTATGAACAAATACGAAGAGGATCATTCGTGGGAATGGTTTCTTGAGAATCTTGGGGATGTGCAAATACTCACGCCAAAAAATTCACAGTATGTATACGTTGTCACTAAAGCTTGTGCAAACCAACAGAAAGTTAAGAATCCGCAGCCGGTGGGATTAAGAGAAACTATTTAAATTATAATAAAGGGAATTGATGCCTATAGAAATTAAAATAAATGAAGATGACTATATACTTTATGAGATATTGTGTGATTACTGCGATAAGGAATATGTCATTAAATATAAAATAAAAGATGAAAGTCCTAAACAGGCTATTGAGTGTTGTCCTTTCTGTAGTAATTTAATTGAAGAACCTGCAGAAAGTATAAATGATGAAGAAACTGGCTGGGATTGATTATTCACTAACATCGCCTGCAATATGTGTATGGAGAGGAACCGATGATAATAGACTGTTTAACTTTAATATGTGTGATGTATATTATTTGGAAACTGCACAACGACTCAAACGGGCCACCCCACATGAAATTTTAAATTTACACGCAGACATTTATCCAGAATGGAACACGGAGGAACAGAGACATGATTTACTTTCGGATTGGGCAATGAATATCATTGATGGATGTGATGTATTCATAGAGGGATACGCATTTGCTACTTCTGGCAAATCGTATGTTCGTTCTGTTGCAGAAAACTCTGGACTACTCAAACATAAGATGTATAAGGCAAACCAGACCTTCACATCAATACCACCTACCGTTATTAAAAAATATGCCACAGGTAAGGGTAACGCGAATAAAGAATTGATGTACGATGCATTTTCTAAAGAATGTGTTGCACCAGTAGGCCTTCAGAAGACCCTTAGACCAAAATCAAATAAACTGACGAATCCTACAACTGATATTGTAGATGCTTATTGGATATGTAAATACGGTAGGAGAGAGATTCTTGCATGAATCAACTGATAACTTTCATCAACTCTTTGAAATTATGAATCAAAATACTCAAAGAAAGAGACAGAAGAGAGAATGGTATCATAGAAATAAAGAAGCAGTTCTTGAACAACAGAAGAGTAGTGAAAAGAAAAAGAAAAGTCAGAAGAAATGGTATAAGAACAATAAAGAAAAATGTATAACTAGAGCCAAACAATGGAATGAGGATAATCCTTCAGCAAGGAAGCTAATAATGGAAAGACATAAAACCAAAAACAATCCAAAAGGAGTATGGTCAGATGGAAGTTGAACTTGATAATGAGACAAGGAAAATGAGAATTCTTAACTATCTAGATTATATGGATGATAGGGCGCTACAAGACATAACTGTAGCTTTATATAATTTATCTAAACGAAGACAAGAAATTAGTAATAAAAAACAAATGGAGCAGGTGAATGAGTCAGGAAAATAAATATGAGAAGTTGCCAAATAGCATGTATCCAAAGATTAGACAACAGGTGGTGGATAGAATAGCAACATTTGAAAAGGTTATCGAAGATCATGCTGTCGCACAGAAAGAAGCTCTAAAAATGATATATGAACAACTTGAAGAAGCAAAAAACGATTTAAAATATCTAGATGAAGTTAATTGAGGATGGAACATAAAAAAATAATATACGTTGATATTGACGGAACAATATGCGACACTCCATTTAATTTGGACGATGTATATGATATTGACAAATCAACACATTATACTCAAGCTACACCTCACTATTCTAGAATAGATGTTATTAATGCTTTGTATGATAAGGGACATAACATCACATATTGGACGGCAAGAGGCAGTGTGTCTGGAATTAATTTCACAGAACTTACTCGTAATCAATTAGAAGAGTGGGGATGTAAGTATCACCACTTGGTAGTGGGAACAAAGCCACATTTTGATATGTACATTTGTGACAAATCGTTCAACAGTGAATCCTTTTTCCATTATAAGGAAAGGGAATTGCCATAACAAAAACTTACATGGAGGTAGTCGTGCATGGTGGAAATCATAATAAAAAAATGGACGGTTGCATCAGTGCAGGTTGTCTATTATATTCCAGACTATTTGAGTATAGTCAATGAGTTTATTTGGCAAACGAAAGACCAACTACCAGACTATCCAAGAATAGGAAAGTTCTTAGATTATTGGGATAAGAACATTGATGGCCCAATCAAAGAAGCCTACATCTATGATCATGGTATATCTAAAGTTAGGCACGTAGATAGAAGATTCAAATTTAATTGAACGTGGGAAAAATATATTATGTCTGAAGAAGAAGGTACGCAAGTAGAATATAAAGAAGAAAGACAGATGGGCAAGGCCGCAAGTCTTGCTATGGAACTCTCAAAAGAAAAGAAACGCCTGCAGGAAGAACTTGAGGATATGCAGGCTCAGTTTGAAGAAGTTTCTCCCAGCACACCTTCGGGTGGCCCAGACAGCTATCTCAAATGGATAGGTGTAATTGCTGCTATATTTGGAATATTTCTTCAGAATGCTGGACTACCCATATACGGTCAAGTTTTTTATATTATTGGTACTGGCTGTTGGACTGCCGTGGGATTTTATTGGAACGATAAGGCGGTCATGTTAGGTAGTGTCATTCCAGCAACTTCAGTGGCGATGAATCTGATTCAAAAATTAGTAGAAATGTATAGGTAAAGGAAACCATGTTTACTATAAAATATTGTTCATCTTACTACCCTCAAGCGATAAGTTTGTCTGCTAAAATAAATAGTATGGTCTTGGATACATGCGAAATAGAAGAAGGTGAAAGGGGTCAGTTTGAAGTATTTCGTAGTGGTGAGCTGTTTCTCTCCAAAGAAGACATGGGCAGATTCCCCACAGTAACAGATGTGGATGATATGATAGATTGCTTAGACCCATATTCGGGATAACATTATTTTCACTTAGACCACATTGAACACCATTCAACGACTTGACAAATACAAAAATATAGTGTATAATAGCTATATAGAATAGTTATCTGCACTGTACTGGTGTTCCTGTATGGTTTTTACACTATATTTCTGTGTAGACCCAATTTATGAACAACCAGACACTATACACAGTTAAAAATAGAAAGATAACATGCACAAAGCAGTATTAATTTTTGTGATGATGATGACATGGATGTTCGTTGGATGTGAAACAGTAAGACAAGTCAAAGCAGGATGCTGGGGTTATTGGATTCACAATGAAGGCCATAAGAGAGGCACTAGGTTAGACAATCAAAATAACAATAGACCTATGAGACAATGTGTG